CCTCGGGGGTTTTTCCAAAAAACTCAAAAACTCAAAAAAGTGTAAGTGCGCTGAAAATTTTTTTCTAAAAAGTGTAATGATTTTTGGAATTTTTTTTCTAAAAAGTGTAAGTGCGCTGGAAAGTTTTTCTAAAAATAAAGTTGTATTTTTAGAAATATTTATGATAAAATATGATAATAGAAAGGAAGAACATGACAATATTATATCCATGTGTTAATCACACAACAATTGAGGGAGGCTATGACATCTCAATTATTGAAACAGAAAAAAGTGTTTACAGCGCTTTTTGTAACAAAAAAGGATATCCGCCTAGGTATCTTTTCAAAGTCCGCAATCCGAAAGTCCATAATCGATATGTGACTAATATTGAGGAGATGCAAAGAGATAGGACAAGAACAATGGTTAGATTAGCCATTAAATTTCTGGATAAAGAAACAGATAAATTGAGAGGAAATATAGCTTGAACACGGAAAAGTATTGGATAGAGAAACACGCAAAGAGAAAGCAGAAGATTGTATCACAGCTTGAAAAATATATTAAGGTTAGAAATGTTTCTAAAATTGATATAGTAAACATGAGGTTTGATCACGAGATCGACAAACTCAGAGAAGAATTAAATGCAATCAATGAAATTATCAATGTTATTTAATCTAAATAGGGGGTAAAAACTCCCTATTTTAACTATTTTATTTTCATATTAAATATTATATAAGTAAAGAAATTATATTAAAAAGGAGCGAAGAATGTCGAAAGAAGATAAAAAATGGGTGTCTCAGATTATGTCTGTGGAAACTCAAAAGCTATTAGATAGAATTTGTAAGGATACTCTAAGAACAAAGCCCACTCAATTATATCTTATTGTTAAAGAGTATTATGATAAATTAGAAAAACTTTAGTATAAATTATTTGTAATTTATGATAAATTTTAGGAATGTTGGAGATATTTAAAGATAATCCACACTTCTTTGAGAAGACTATCTATAAGGTCGAATACGTAGACGTACCCGATGAAGAGGAGCATATTGCTCAAAAAGTATTGGTGAAGTTTACGGATGGATCAGAGAAACTCTATGATTTTAGTTTTTGGAGAAAATTAGTTGAGAGAGGAAAAGAAATTTTAGAGAGAAGAAGAACCTAACTAGTTCTTGCTCTCTCTTCTATTTGACTGTCTTCAGCCTTATATTCTTTGTAAGCTGTCATTTGCGCAATTACGTCCTGTAAATATGCAATAATTAGCTTGTTTTCTTGGTTTTCTGTCATTTTAATCTCCTTTATTTTGGGGTGAACGACCACTATATCAGACCCAGATATCAAATATCTACCTATTTATTTTTGTTTTTGTTAAATAAATTTGTTGACTTTTATGTTAGCATTGTTCAATGGCAAAAATATACTTATTCATGATTGTTTGTATGTATAATCCCTCACTAAGTCTTGAGGATACTTGTAAAATAGTTCCTATGAAAGATCCTTTTAATAGTATGAGAGAGTGTTTAAATATGGGTGCAATGTTAAAAACTAAAATAGAGTTAGAGATGATGAATGCCTATCCAACTGCTTTTTGTTCTGAAAAATATTTTACTTCTGCTTAATCCATTTAGAGAGTCCCGATCTAGTAGGGTGAACTTTCCACGAGTCGCTGCCCACGACCACCAGAACAACATTCATTTGCTTCTGAAGTTTACTCGGTGACCGATAAATTTCATGTCCAATCTGTCTTCTTTTACTTTTTGTTTTCCTTCTAGATTTGGTTTTAACATCAATGCGAAAGGTTTCATCGTCAGGAGAGATTGCCACAATGTCAATAATTCCATTGGGGGCTACGTTTTGAAATACTAGAAAGCCCTGCTCCAAAAGATATTGAATAGCTTTAAGTTCCGATACTATTCCCTTAACATGTTTATCGTTTATGTGACTAGTCGAGATTTTTTTTATTGTCATCAGAATATAATTTAAGAGGAATTGTCATTCTATGAATGATAGAGCTTTTATAAAGTACAATTGTGCGTCCACCCTCTTTGTCTTGTCTAATCATGGAAGCCATTAATTTTAATTCATCTTTATTTTCTTGAAGAACCCATCCCACTTCATCGCATATAGCGGTTTTTAATTTTTTCATATCACCGTATGTGTGCCATCCAGATTCCTCTTCGACAGTGTCTCTCCAAACGACATACTCAAGCTGATAATCCATAGCTTTAGTATAGAAAATTATTTACTTTTTTAAAGTATTCTGGCCTGGAACTAATTTTTCAAAAACTTTAAGTTTTTCAGGGTTTTTTCCAGTGTACCAAGTTTGCTCTTGACTACTATTAACCCCTAATCCTTTAGCTTTTAGTTTTGACAGAGAAACTTGTACTGCTTCTGAAACTGAAGCTAAACTATAATCATCCCCAAACATCACACCATCAGTTTTTAATTTAGACCACCAATTTTGAATGTCATCCATGACTGGCTCATATTCATGGGCTCCATCAACCATAATGTAATCAATAGTAGCTTCTTCAAATTGTTCTAATATTCTAGGATCATCTGATCTTCCCTGACAAACAACTACCATTCCTTTTTCAATAAAAAATTCTAAGTTTTGTTTAAACGTTGATGAAAAATCTTTTGGTAAATCTAAGTTTGAGTGTTCTGACGATCCCTCAAAAGTATCTACTGAATAAATTTTTACATTTTCTTTACCAGCATTATATAATGCTGTTGCTAAATAGTGAGTAGATCTCCCTAAAAAAGAACCTATCTCTACAATTTTTCCATCATCATTAATTTGATCAACAATGATATTGTAAGTTTCTGAGTAATTAAACCATCCTGGTATTTTAAAATAACTGTGTTTCATTTTTTATTTCCTTCATTTATTTCCATTACAGATTGTGTATTTGTAAAATAATTTTTTCCTAATAATTTACTAACCAACCTTCTTTGTTGTTTTCTTTGATTCTCAGCGTGTTTTGAATTTTCTGAAGATCTAGGGTCACTGTATTCATAAACGGGTTTCTTTTGTAATATATACTTCCTATTTCTCATTCTTTTAATTTTTCTGTTATAGTTTCAGCTAACTCCAAAGCAGTCTCATGTATAATATTAGCCATAGCCCACTTTTCGTATTTATCTAAACTTTCTTGCATTTTAATTAATTCATTAAAACATTCACAAGCTTCTTTCAGCTTCTTGTGATCTATTTTTTCACGGTTAGGACTTAATATCATATTAACCACTCCTTAAATTCTTCACCAAGTATTTCACTGGCGATGTTAATTTTAGAACGTAAACTTTTAATAATATTTTCGTCTACCGTTCCCTCACAGACTAAGTCAACATACGTCACTTTATCCTCTGTTCCTATTCTATGATTTCTAGCTTCAGCTTGTTCTCTGATTTCTAGATCATAATCGTTAGAATAAAATATCATAGTTTTAGCTATATTCAAAGTTAAGCCATAACCCCCTGTTCGCGGATGACCTACCAAAAATCTCATATGATGTTCAGGATCTTTAAATCTTTTTAATATTTTTGGTCTCTCTACACTGGGAGTTTCTCCATAAAAACCCTCCGCTGACCCCTGACCATATTTCTTGTCCAGCGTTTCAATAACCTTTCTAATGTTATGGCGATACGAACACCAGATAATTACCTTTCCGTCTACCTCCTCAATTGTATCAAGTAATTCTTTTAGTCTATTCTCAGAAAAATCAATCAAACCTCCCTCATCGGTAGTCATATATCCACAGGCAATTTGATGTAATCTTTTTAATTGTGCAATCAAAGTAGCGGTTGTTAGTTGCTCCCCATCAATCTCCGCTAGGGCAACATTCTTCATCATGATGTAAGCCTTTAATTGTTTATCGGACATCGGTACGCGTCTCTTCATATAAATTTTATCAGGTAAATCTAAAGCCTCTGCCTTTGTTACGCGGTAAGAGAACTGCTGTATTTTATCCGTTAGCTCCTCCAACCGCTTGTATCCTGTTACCTTGTTAAAGCTTCGCCCACCAAAGTTTAGTTTTACTTGATTACAGTAGCGCGCTCTAAAAGAGTAGATAGAACTAAAGCCGAGCAGGTCTTCACTGAGAAAGGCACACTGACCATATAAGTCTTCAGGTGATTTTGTAATTGGTGATCCTGTAAGAATGGTTCGATATTTTGCAAATGTTCCAATCTTAATACATCTCTTTGTTCTTTGAGCAGACATGTTTTTAATAATAGTCGACTCATCAATACACATTAAAGTTTTATCAACGAGAGTAAATTTTTCTGCAACACTCGATCCAAACTTAGTAATGACTGAGTCAATATTCATGATTAAAATTTTTAGTTTTTGATCTGTAGCAAACAAAACTTTTTTAATTTCATTTTGTTCTTTTTTTGTTTTTGCTCCCTCCCAAACGTGAACATCATAGTCAATATGTTCAGCTAAATGTTTTTCTAATTCCTCTCTCCAATTATATTTTATTCCATTAGGGCAAACGACGAGTAGCTGATTTATCTTTCCGTTATCAAAAAGAATAGATATTCCATCAATAAGAACTTTTGTTTTTCCGCATCCCATTTCCATGAATAAAGCATACTCAGGTGAATTCTTTTCAAATTGATTAAGCATTCCCGCCAAACCAACAAGCTGATGCTCCATAGGCTTAGTTTTAAACTTGTATTTATTTAACAGCATGGTAATTATTATTCTAAGAGAGAATTATTACATGAGTGAAAGTAAAAGTAAAGTCTATGTAATACAAAAAGTATTGCGTAAACACATCGATGGAACCTTGAGAGGACTTGATTTTTCTCAAGCAGAAAGATTTGGAGAGATAATTTATTTGTTTGATAGCCAAAAACAAGTAGTGATGTCTCCACAACCCACAATTAGAAAAATAAAACAGATCTTAAAAAACTTTAAAGACACTGATTATTTAGTACTTGTTGGAGATCCTGCATTAATAGGGTTGACATGTGCCGTTGCAAGCACTATATCTAATGGTAGATATAATATGTTAAAATATGATAGATTAGAAAGAGATTACTTTCCTATCAGAGTTGACATAAACGAATAAGAAAGGAAAACAGTAATGTTAGATTTACGAAAAGAGAAAAGCGATTTTGAAGTCAGTGAGGTTGATCCGATATCAAAAGCATGTCAGGAACAATTAAAAATAGAAAAAGAAATTGACGATTTAGAGTCATTAATGAAGGTAAAAAAAGACCTGCTCAGACAAAATGGAGAACAAATTGTTTCTTTAATGGAAGAGCGTGGTGTTAAATCAATTAAGATGTCAGATGGACAATCTGTAGACATCAAACCATTTTATACTGGAAGCATATCCAAAGATAATCAAGAGGCAGCGTTTGATTGGCTTCGTGAACACGGGTATGATGATATTATAAAAAATCAAGTTGTCTTAAAATTTGGTAGAGCAGAAGACGAAAAGGCTGATCAAATTTATAGTGACTTGGCGAGTAAAGGTTTAGACGCTGATAGAAATATCAAAGTTGAACCTATGACCCTCAAAGGTTTCATTCGTGAAATGATTGAGAACGGTAAAGACATCCCAATGGAAACATTTGGTGTTTATGTCGGACATAAAATTAATATCAAGAAAGGTAAGTAAAATATGTCAGAGAAAAGTAAAACACAACAAGTAGTAAAAGAAGAAAAGAAAAGCGTAGCTGTATTTGATAATTCAATTTTGAGAAAAGCTGGTGCATCTTTAAATGAGAGAGATGCAGAAGATTATCAGATACCCTATTTAAAAGTTATTGTATCTGCTTCTCCACAAAGAAAAAAAGATAACAATAATTATATTCAAGGTGCCGAAGAGGGTATGATTTTTAATAGTGTTACATCAAAGCTTTACGATAATTTGACTGTTCTACCTGTATACTATCGAAGAAGATATACAGAGTGGCATACAGACAGAGATAAAGCGACGAGTCCTTTAAATATTTATACCATTGAAGAATACGAGAAAATGAAGAGAGATGGCAGAGTGTTTAGAAATGAGAATAACATAGAGATTTTAGATGGTGGGGAGACTTACGTTCAAAACACCGCTGAACACTATGTGATTGTCGTTGAGGAAGACGGAAGTTGGAATCAAGCTATTATTAAAATGAAATCTACTCAGCTAAAAAAATCTAGAACATGGAATTCTATAATGGCTAATCAAAGAAGAATTGATGGTGATGAAATTTATCAACCTAAAGATTTTGCTAGATCATATAAACTTTCTACAAAATCAGTGCCTGGTAAAAAAGGTGACTACTATGATTGGGTAATCAATCAGGGTGACTGGATTGATGAAATGGATAATCCAAATATTGAAAAAATATTTAATGATGCCGTTAAATTTGAAAAGGCTATTCATAAAGGTGAGGTATCTGGTGTAGAAGAAGATACTTCCGATGAACAAGTTTCTCCGCAAAAGGGTCGCGGAGATGCCTCGAAGAGTGGTGACTCGGAGTCCGATTTACCATTCTAGCTTACTAGCGCAGGATACGGCAGTCCCTGCTATATTATTTCTCCTCGTTTATGTTAATTGGGGGTTGCCGTATCATTTATTAAGGGAACCAATAAATGAATGATGCATTTGTAGAAAAATTTAAGAATATATTTACGGGTTTAGAGCGAGCCCATGGTGTGTTTGAGAAATCAAACGAACCACAAAACGGTAAAAAAGTGGAAGCTCGAATGAAGACTGTCCACGAACCGCCGACCACTGAGAAATTTCAAAAACACTTGAAGGGAGAGTACCCTGCCATGGGTATTGTTCCGATCAACGATGATAATCAGTGCCTGTTTGGTGCTATTGATATTGATGTTTATCCACTGGATCACAAGGCACTACAGAAAAAGATTAAAGATAAAAAGTTTCCATTAGTTATGTGTCTATCAAAAAGTGGTGGCGCTCATTTATATTTATTTATGAAAGAGGCAGTTGCCGCTAAAGAAATACAATTAAAATTAAGTGAAATGGCAACCGCAATTGGATATCCCTCAGCGGAAGTTTTTCCTAAACAAATTGAGTTATCTCAGAGAGAGGGAGAACAGAAGAGAGATACAGGGAGTTGGATTAACTTACCCTATCATGGAAGAAATAGATACGCACTCAAGGAGGATGGATCGGGTGCCACACTAGAACAGTTTCTTGCGCTATACGACTCAATGGTCGTTGGTGATCTGTCAAGCATCAAGACAGATTTCAAGAACGAAGTTATCAAGGACGGACCTCCTTGTTTACAGATACTCACGGAGCAAGGAGTGAGCGATGGTTCCCGCAATAACGCTCTCTTCAATATCGGAGTATTTTATAGGAAGTCTAGTCCTGATAACTTTGCAGAATTAACGGAAGAATATAATAGAGTATATATCCACCCACCGCTGAAAGCGGATGAGGTAATATCTGTTATACGACAAATAAGTCAGAGTGATAATGAGGGTGCACCAAAGTATATGTATCGATGTACTCAGCCACCAATTGAGTCTCTTTGTAATAAACGTTTATGTAAGAAGAGAAAATTTGGTGTGGGTGGTGACAACGATAGAGAGCATCCTGTGTACTCTGATTTAAAAGTTTATAAGTCGGATCCACCAAGATACTTTCTTAATGTTGATGACAGAAGAGTAGAAATACCTAATACCGAAGACTTAATGAACCATCGTAAAATTATTCAAGCATGTCTTGAGCAATTAAATACAGGGATAATGAACATGAGTGCCGCAGAGTGGAATAGAACATACTCAGAGTTATTTGAGAATATATCGATTGACTATCCTCCCGAAGAGGTGACCAAGAAAGGTGAATTCAAAGAACTACTAGAAGAGTTTTGTTTACATCAGGGAGAAGCACTAAGCTTTGATGATATCTTTTTAGGCAAATCCTATAATGAGGAAGGGTATACCTATTTTGCTTTAAAAGATTTAATGGATCATTTAAAGAGAAATGATTTTAAAGAGTCTCGAGCATGGGTGACTGTTAGATTGAGAGAAGAGTATGAGGCGGAAGACCTGATCAAGACAGTAAAAAATGTAAGAATTAGACTTTGGAAAATACAAGAGTTAACCGTAGGGCAACCAGAATTAGATATTCCTAATATGGAAAAAGAAGTAAAAGAGGAGGAGATTCCGTTTTGATAAAGGTATTATTTGGAAATAGTTTTGAGAAGGTAAAAGACTTAGAAGATAACTCTATTGATTGTGTTGTCTCCTCTCCTCCTTACTTTGGTTTAAGAGATTACGGTAATGAAAACCAAATGGGTTTAGAAAAGCATTACAAAGATTATATACAAAACACCGTCAATCTTTTTAGGTTAATGAAACCTAAGTTAAAAGACACTGCCACAATATGGTGGAATGTTGGAGACAGCTATTACAATTATCGACCAACAAGAAACAAAGATAATTTATATAAAAGTCCTGACTATCATAAACAAACTATTAGTAATTCAAGGCAAGACTTGCCTACGAAAGGTAGTAAGAGAGGAGTTGTTTTTGAGGACATAAAAGAAAAAGATTTAATGATGATACCTAATAGAGTGGCAATCGCTTTACAGGAAGACGGATGGTATGTGAGATCAGAAATAATTTGGTCAAAACCTAATCCTATGCCAGAGAGTGTTAGGGATAGACCTACTTCCTCTCATGAAAAGATATGGTTAATAACAAAGAATAAATCCTATTACTATGATCATGAGGCAATTAAAGAAGACTGTTTAACTTACGATAATTTAAATAGAGATAGAGATACTACTAAACTTAATAATACACCAGGTAGATCAAGAATGGGTGGATTGAAAAAGAATAATTACACAAAGAAAAATAAAAGAAATGTTTGGAGTGTTACTACAAAACCATTTAAGGGAGCACATTTTGCTACCTTTCCTATTGATTTAATTGAGCCTTGTGTTTTAGCGGGTTGCCCAGAAAATGGAACAGTTTTAGATCCTTTTGGTGGGTCAGGCACGACTGGGGTAGCGGCACATAGACATAAAAGAAATGCAGTGTTGATTGAACTTAACAGAGAATACAAAGAAGTAATGAAGTTAAGATTTAGTAAGGAAGGAAGCTTATTATTACAGGTGCAGTATGAGTAAACCTATTGTTGTCATCGGACCGCCAGGCACGGGCAAAACAACTTTTATCTTAGATAAGATAGAAGAGTATATTGCTGAGGGATACTCGATTGATGAGATTGGTTTCTTTTCTTTTTCAAACAAGGCGGTAGACGAAGCTAAACAGAGAGCCAGTGAGAAATTTAAAATACCTGCCTCTCAATTAGAAAGCTTTTCCACACTTCACTCTTATGCCTTGCGTCAGCTAGGTTTAAGTCGTGATTATATAATGAGTAAAAATGATTGGAGAAATGTAGAGGATGTACTTCGGATTAAAATTAATGTTAATAATGATGACGATAGTTTTTACAATAACTACGACGACAAATACATTCAGTTAATTGAAAAAGCAAAGCGAAGAGATATTGATTTACGAGATTGTTGGACAATGTTTGCAAAAGATATTATCTATCACAAACTTGAGTATATTTCTAAAGGACTAAAAGAATATAAAGAAAAAGGTTATGAAAAGTTTACTGATGGTATCACAGGTTCTTTTGTTAAAGACTCTGGTCCTAAAATGGATTTTACTGATTTGATCAGTAACTATGTAAAGCAAGATAGAGTTAAACCTTTTCGTGTTGTATTTTTTGATGAGTCACAGGATATGTCCACGATCCAATGGAAAATGGCAGAGATGATTTGGAAAGCATCAGAGGTGTCTTATATTGCGATGGATCCTAATCAGGCTATCTATACTTGGGCTGACGCTGATGTGGCAAGAGCCATTGAGGTAAAAACTCAGTCCTCTAAAACGATTGTTTTAGATCAATCAAAGAGAGTACCAAGAAAAATTTGGGAAGTTGTTAATCGTGTTGAAGAGCAGATAGTTGCCTATGATGATATTAAATGGAAACCCGCTGAGAGAGATGGGAATGTAGAATTTGTTAAAGGTATCTATCATCTTAATGTTTCTGAGGGTAGTTGGTTGGTAATGGGTAGAACAAGGACAATTAGAGAGGATTTAGAAGAAGTATTACGTAAAAAGAATGTATTTTTTCGTGTTAAAATGCGGGATAATAAGTATCGTTATTCTGTGAAAGCACAGGAAAGAAATGCTATACTAACTTGGAAAGAATTAATGAGAAGCGAAACAAATGAAGTTCCGATTAGAATGATTGATAATTTATATAAAAGCATTGGAAAAGGTTTTGTAGCGAGGGGATATAAAAAAGTAGTGTCAGAACAAAAGAAAGCTTTTCCTGATAAAAAAGTTTGTTTTAAAGAACTAAAAGAAAGTTACGGACTGGAAGCTGAATTTGGAATTTCTTGGGTAGATGTAATGACTACCTTGAATACAGAAACAAGAGCATACTTGGAAAACCTAGAGTCAAGGGGTGAGGACATAGGTAAAGAACCAAGGATAACGCTATCCACGATCCACCAACAAAAAGGTGGTGAAGCAGATAATGTTATTGTCTCTCTTGATATAGGAAAGATGGCGTATGAAGATTACCGCACCAATCCTATTAATGAGCATCGTTTATTTTACGTTGCCTTTTCAAGAGCGAGACACAATTTATTTGTTGTCTTACCTCAATCAAGGGAGGCTTATAGAATATGAACTTAAAAGAATTAAAAGATCACGGTCTTTTAGATGATGAAATGATTAAATGGGATGGTTTTGATGACTGTGTTTTAGGTGTTGGAAGCAGATGTGGGATGGAAGACATTCTTATTTATAGTAGACAAAAAATTGCTTACAAATTAAGAGACAGGGATAAAATGACAGTAGAAGAGGCTATCGAATATATAGACTATAACATAGTGGGAGCGTTTGTCGGAGAGAGAACTCCTATGCTTTTGGAGGATTTTATATGAGTAAGCAAATAGGAATGTTTAAACCTAAATCCGAGTGGCTACCACCAATGGACTTTCCAGATATTAAAGATGCAAAAAGAATTGCCATCGATTTAGAGACAAAAGACCCTAACATCACAGAAAAGGGTGCTGGCTGGGCTACAAACGATGGACACATTATTGGAGTAGCTATCGCTGTTGATGGTTGGGAGGGTTACTATCCTATTCGACATGAGACAGGTTTTAATCATTCTCCTGAAATAGTTTTTGATTGGTTAAATGAAATGCTATCCACTGACTGCGAGAAGATTGCCCATAATGCCTCTTATGATTTTGGTTGGTTACAGGCAGAGGGAGTTAAGTGGAATGGTCGTATTATTGATACGATGATTGCGGGACCTCTCATTGATGAAAATAGATTTAGTTATTCTTTAAATGCAATGTCTAAAGAGTATTTAGGAGAAAGTAAAAATGAGTTTTTGTTAAAAGAAACAGCGGCACAGTGGGGTGTCGATGCTAAAGCAGAGATGTATAAGATACCTGCTCAGTTCGTGGGAGAATATGCAGAGCAAGACGCGGTTCTCTGTCTTAAGCTTTGGGATAGACTGAGTGTGGAAGTCACTAAAAATAATTTAGAAACTGTTTTTAATTTAGAAACAGATCTCCTTCCTGTTCTTATGGAAATGAGAAAGAAGGGAGTGAGAGTTAATTTAGATAAATTAGGGGTAGCAGAAAAAGAGTTAATTAAAAGAGAAAATAAATTACTTAATTTTGTTCACGATAAAACAGGTGGTAAGGTAGATATTTGGGCGGCTAGATCTATCGCCTCTATCTTTGATCTTTGTAAGATTGATTATCCTAAAACGGATAAAGGTAATCCTAGTTTTACAAAAAGCTTTTTAGAAAATCATCCTCATCCCGTGCCAAAGGCAATCGTTCAAGCGAGAGAATACAACAAAGCGCGAACCACGTTTCTCCATACGATAGAAAGATATAACCACAACGGTAGAATTCATGCCAATATCAATCAACTACGAACCGAGAATGGCGGAGCGGTGACGGGGAGATTTAGTTATTCTAATCCTAACCTACAGCAGATACCTGCTCGAGATAGTAAAGAGGCAGATATTAAAATAGGAACAATGATCAGAAGTCTATTTTTACCTGAAGAGGGGGAGAAGTGGGGTTCATTTGACTATTCACAGCAGGAACCGCGTTTAGTGGTTCATTATGCTGATTTTATAGGTTTAGCTGGTTCAGAAAAGCTCGTAGGAGCTTACAGGGACGATAAAAACACTGACTTCCATACGATCATGGCGGAGATTGGAAAAATCGAACGTAAGAGCGCTAAAACCATAAATTTAGGGTTATTCTATGGAATGGGTGTTGGAAAACTAGCAGATCAGCTAGGAATTAACCCTGAGGAGGCAAAACTACTTATCACCGAATATAATGAGAGAGTTCCCTTTGTTAGGAAGTTAGCTGACCGAGTTTCAGATCACGCAGGTAAAACAGGAAAGGTAAAAACATTTCTAGGAAGACAATGTCACTTTGATTTGTGGGAGCCAAAAGCGTTTGGTGCTCATCGAGCATATCCTTATGAGAAAGCAAAAGAGGAGCACGGCATTAATACACCCTTAAAAAGAGCGGGTACATATAAAGCATTGAATAGATTAATTCAGGGTAGCGCTGCCGATCAAACCAAACAGGCAATGGTGACTCTTTATAAAGAGGGTGTTATTCCAATGATACAAATTCATGATGAACTAGCTATTAGTGTTGATGGTTCGAAAGAACAGCAAGAAAAAATAATAGAGGTAATGGAAAATGCTATTGAATTAAATATTCCATCAAAGGTGGATGTAGCTGTAGGAGATAATTGGGGAGAGGCGCAGTGAGTGATAAGATAAACCCTGATTACTATAAAAGTAAAATAGAGACTGCTGATTATATAGATGCTCATGAAATGGATTATTTTCAAGGCAATGTAATTAAATATGTAACTAGATTTAAGAAAAAGAATGGATTAGAAGATTTAAAGAAAGCTCAATGGTACTTGCAAAGATTAATTAAAAAATATGAGAATAGCGACGACAGTTATTAAACTAATAAATTGCAAGAGACACTAATCTAACGACCTTTTCTAAATATACACAAGTTTCCTTCCATATAATTTTGGTCGTCACTATTCTTATAATTAAAATATCATACCTGTTGTGCGTAAACAACAATTCTTTTTTTCTTTCCTGTGGATTAAAAATTATTAAAAAGGAGAAAAATTATGTTTAACTTAACCAACAAAGCAAAAGATCATTTCTTAAACTTCTTTAAGAGTAATGACAAAGACGAGTCAATCAAAGATTTCTGCCAAGCAGAATATAAAAAAGATTGGTATGCCGCTTATATGACATACAAAAATGAAGGTCAGTTCCCTAATTTTATTAGAAGAACTCTTTAAGTATTCGCTATAATTTCAGCAAGGGATTCACAACGCTTCGGTGTTTGTGAATGCCATCTGGAATCTTTCATCTCGTCTGAGGCTTCCTTCCATTTACTATTCCTCATGTTTTTCCACATTTTAGAAAAGTTTCGAACCCCCTGAGTTCCCAATTGAAAAACCATTTCAACTATTACCTCACCTACGTGTTGAGGTAAATCGTGACCAATACACTCATCAATTAAAACATCAGCTCCCGCTGCTGCTCTATTTAAATCCATTTCGAAAAGCTCATTGGCTTCCTCTTGTGTTATAGAGACTCCCTTTTGAAATCTTTTTCTTTCATGAGGTTGAACTAAATGTCCTATGGCAACAGTGAGCTTGCCTAGTGAATCCTCGTATGGCTCTAATACACAGCCTTCGTGAAGACGAATTCTATTTTTCAATGAATCAGTAATTTCAATCATTTTGCACCTATACCCCAGTGTTCTTCGTGAGGGTCTTTTTCTACCTTTCGTTTAAACATATTTATAATAATTCTTAATAATTTCATTTATTTAAGTTTATAACCTAAGCCAGCGTATTTGTCTACACTTCCACCCTTTTTAAAATTCATTGATGCTCCGAAGTTTAGTCCCCCCTGACCCACTCTAGCATTTAAGTCAACAGGTTGTCCAAATATATCTACTGTATTAGAGTAGCCTAATTCGGGTTTCCCTGAAAAAACATTATCAAATCTTAAATTACCTATAGGTGTTTTTATTTGAGGGTTTTTTGAAAAATTATATAAATCCATTAAAGAAGGTAATCCTGTATTTTCGGCCATAAGAACGGGTTGTCCAATTGGATTTGTTTCAGGAGGTTGATTATAAAAATCTTCTTTTTGTTTATTTTTCATTTGCTCTTCTTTAAGCATTTTCTCAAATAGGTACTTGTCTAGTATTGTTCTTTCTTCAGGAGATAGTTCAGTTCTTAAATCTGATCCAATAGTTCCCTCAGGAACAACACCAATACTCTCTAAATATATATTACCCAAGGTATTATTAGGGTCATAGTATTCAGGAAGATTTACATTTTCCCGAGGCATATTAATTAAATTAGGATTTTCTATTGTGCTTCTTTGATAAGGAAGAGATACACCAGCATTGTCTATACCAAATATTGATGGATCACTCTCATCACCAATATTCCTGCCTGATGAAGTTGGGAAAGGAATTACATCTTCTGGTGCGTTAGCCTGAGGAATTATACTATTCATCACTTGCGTCCCAATTTTTTGATTATTAAGTGGAGCAGATACATAAGCCCCTCCTGCGTCTGCTCCACTTGAAAAAGGATCAGGTCTTGGAACGGTTTCTATTCCCTGACTTTCACCACTAAAGTTACTTCTAACACTATCCCAAATATCTTTAACAGCACCTGTAAAACCAAGCTTACCTGACATGGCCGCCTCTGCAACCCCACCCAACATATTCCCAGCACCTCTTACCATATCTTGAAAAAATTCTCCAAATGTTGGAGCTTGTGCTGTCAGTTCAGGCTGCATCATTGATAAAATAGTTCGACCCTGTGCATCTTTCATAGGAACATCGGCACCAGACATTTGTAAACGCATGATACCATCAGGACCCTCAAGTATTTTACCACCAGCAGATTGTCCTCCTTGATATTGTTTTGCTTTATTTAAATATCTTTGAAAATCTGGACCTCTTGGGTATTTTTGTTGTATATTGTAAGCTTGATCAATAAGTTTATCTTTACCACCTGCTTGATCAAACATGATGTTTTGATCTTTTTGACTATAATTTTTAAAAGAATCACCACCTGGTGTGTAACTACCACGATTACCTACATCACTAAAGCCAACTTTTTTTGGTTTTCGGTTTGCTCTATTAGCTTGAATTGTTTGCATTATTGACATTATGCTACCACCTGTGGTCTTTTAAATTTATTTGTATCTAAACTAGCGAGACCACCATCTTTTGCATTAAAAAGAGGCATGCCAATTGACTCTAAGCTAGCCACGGTCTGCGGATTAATGGGGGAAGACAAAGGAGGGATAACGTCTACCCCCTGTCCGCGGGACACTTGAGGAGAAGGAATATTAAAGGACTGTGAATTTTGAGTATCAGGTTCCATCTCTATAAACTCTGATTCTGGTGCTTGTATTTTAGGAATAAACTCTTCTGCTTTTTTCTTAACATCATCCAAAAGTTCTTGACCGTAGTAAGATCCTGTTGTGGCAAACTCTGTTTGATAATCCATCATTGACTCTGTAAAAAATACTACATTGGCAGCCATATTTTTTGTTAAATCTTTTACTTGTTTTTCTCCTGTTTGAAGAGCAATAAAATTCTCTAAACCGTCTCTACCCTGTTTTGTTAATAATAACTTAGAGAGATAATTCATACCTCCCGCTCTCGCTACTAAACCAGGTAAATTTACAAAACCCAAAACAATATCAAGCATACTTGCCTTGGGACTTACACGACTAAAATTAGCTCTTCGAATATATTCTAAAACATCTCCTATTTCTTTTAACTCTTCCTTTGAAAATAAAATTTCTGCCTTACCTTTACCTCCACCAGCAGTTCCCTTTAAAGATTTGTTAAGATTTTGCATAAACCTAACAGGATCTAAAATATCCTTAAAAACCAAAGGATCAAATTTATTAGATTGCACCGAGTCTCGAGCTTGTCCCCCAGCTCTAGTTGCTTTAGATAGTTTTTCAGCTTCTAAGGTTAAATCTTCAATCGGTCTCAAGGATTTAATAAAAGAATCCTCTACAAGAGTAGCTTTCATTTGTTGAATGACATCATCATATCCGTTGTCCCTTAAAAACTTTAAAGCTTCCTCTGTTTCTTGAGCGCTTAACTTAGTAAATTGATTAACAATGTCATCCGCAGATTTTTTCCCTGTTTGAATAAAACCACTTAAAAAAGAATTTTCTAAAGCTGTTATTAAGTCAGAGTCTATTTTGTAATCGTCTCTTACTTTTTGTAAATTTTTTGCCACAGCGGTTTGAATGGTGTTACTCATTTGTTTTAACTGAACATTACCCAGTAAACCACTCTCAATGGTTTGATCTAAATCTTTGTTTAAAGCATCCAATAATTCTCTGGACGGTCTCTTCTGAGCAGCTGCACCTAAATCTTTGAAGACACTACCCGTTCCCGCTGCGGCTGAACTGTATTGACTAATTAAATTTTGAAATTGAAGAGCAGTTAATACACCCTCTCCCCCTGTATCATCTAGTAAAGATGCTCTAGCGTCTAATAAACTCCTGTACAGAGAGTCATCCCCTGTGCCCATTGGTTTGTATTGTGCTATTAATTCATCTAATTTAGCTACAAAGTTATTTGTATTTAATAAAGGTATCTCAGAAAAATCAACTATTTTTCCTGAGTTTTGATCTTTTAACTTAGATAAATTGGCAAACCCCTCATCAGCTCTAACTTTTCTATTTTTAATTAGATTATCTAAAATATTATTGTAAGCAGTAGTAATTTTGTTTCCTAAAAGAGGACCTCCCTGCTTGCCGTACAGTTGTTTCATCATATTCTGTATTGCTGTAGCAGTGTTGGTTATCTGTTCAAACGCTAAATCAGCTCCCTGACCTCTCGTCAGGTAGTACCCTCTTAAAAAGTCTTCTATTTGTCTTAAAAATTTATCACCGCTTATCTCTGATAAACTAAGTGCTCCATATTTTTCTTGTAATCTTAAACCCTCCTCATAAAAAGCTCTAGCCTCACTACCTTTTTTTCCTTTAATTGTTTTAACAATATTTTTTGTAGCAAAGTTTTTTACAGGGTTAACAGTTGTAATCCAATTTAAGAAACCGTTAGCAGCCCACTGAGTAGACCCACCCAACACACCATTAGACACAATTCTAAATGCTCTTTCCTCATTAGTTAGGTTTTCCTCACCTGGTAATTGAGAAGATATATATTGTAAGGCTCCCTCTCCAGCAGCCATTGTTAAGGCAGCGGTTATAGGATTAGCAGTAAACATAGCGGGACCAAATTGTACTACCTCACTAGCCATTTCAATTGGCTGTATAAACATTTCTGATACATTGTCTGCTGAGAATTCAGGATTGTATGCTTCCCAGCTAGCTCCTGGTTCATCTCTAAAAACAATGTTTCCCTCATTATCGGAGAAGACATTATTTTCTCCATAAAGGTTTTTCACATAACCTATTTCACCTGCCTTACTGACTCCCTCCTTTAAATCAGCAAATAATCTATCTTTAAAAGCAACTTTGTCGCTTTTCCCTTTGGGATATATATCAGGTCCAATTTCCTCTTCTAGTTGAGCCAAAAAAGATAAAAAGTTTTCCGCATTGGAGACATAAGGCTTAAATGCTTCATCTTCTTGTATAGGAATTAAAGGAATATCTTTAACACTTCTAAAGGGATCATAAGTCCCTGTTTCTTTACCTAATATTGGGTTGAAATCTTCAGCCATATCATTTTTAACCTGGACTATTTATCCTGTCTATAATATCTTGTGGATTATCAAGATTGAATTCTTTTCCGCGATCCGTTAATGGTAAATTAAAGACTTTCTCCAATTCCTTATAGTAATCAAACTTTTTATTATCAGGAAGACTATCAAAATCACCTACCGTAGGTAACTTTAAATTAGATGTAAAGTCGGGAAGAACTGATATAGAGCTTAAACCTCTCTCATCCACAATATTTTCAAAACCACTTCTAACTCCTTCATAGGCTCTGTAAGCTCCCAGTGTTGCCCCTCTCGCCGCGGAGATAAGAGTTGCTCTTTGTTTAGGTGTTAAAACCGTTTGACCATTGAGAATCTTGTTTATGGTATTCAGACTTATATTCTCAAACATAGATAAGTCAGTAGATGCCGCTAAACCAAATTCACTATCTCTAACAACAGAGGTTGGATCTAAAATTTTCATGTAAGTAAAGACCAGAGCCATGTCAGTGGCACCAGTGGAATCTGCGGCTATGGTATCTAGAATAGAAAACTGTCTGACAGCCGAAGAAAAGTCTTTTGTTTGAGCTAGATACTCTTTTCTTAAAGTGTCTTCTTGTGACATTTTAAATTTTCTACCCTCATCTGTCTCATAAAACTCTTCTTTAAATCGAGGACTATTTTTTACAAAGTAATCTGTGTCTTGATCGATTTGAATTAATTCTTCATTAGTTAAATCAGGGAACAAATTTTTAACTGACTGAGCTGTCTGTAATTTAAGTCCTTTATTTATCTGTTCCATTTTTGTGTTTGTTAGAGAGGTGTAATATATATCCGCACTGCTGATGGGGAGACCAGTGTCTTTATCAAAGGGAATAGGAACTCCACCTACGTTTTGAAATATTATTTCTCTGTTCTTCTGTTCCGCAAAAGCTTTTTTAATTGCCTCTGCTCCAAAAAGTTTAACGAAGTCTGACTGTTTCGTAGCTTGAATTTCTTTGTCTTTTGTTGCTAAGTTTAAGGCTTGTGTTTTATAAGGCTGTTTTAGTTTCTCTCCAGCCTGACCTGCAGTGCCAATTCTACTAAATCCTCCCATCAAAATTTCACTAAAAGATTTGTTAGGATCTAAGATGTCTTGAGCAGTTTGAAGCAACAAAGGGGAGACCACACTAGTTAAAAATTGACCCTTTAAATCAGCATTGTCCAATAATTTTTCCTCATATTGTTTTGCTCTTTGAGTAATATCCACAGGTGGCTTTCCCATATCAAACATATTTTCTCCCATTTTCGTAATAAAATCATACTGAGTAGGAGACATCATCCCTTGTAAAATATCATAGTTTTGTGGAGAGGATGCCGCTGTGTTTCCTGTAGGCATCTTTAAACTCATTGACATGTCTTGCCCAGCAAAAGGCACAGCATCTGCTGAATTAATAAAAAGTCCTGTATTCGCTCTAACTATTCCCATATTTTGCGGATTAGCTAGTTGATCAGCCGCAGTTGGCATCATTGGTTGAGACATACTTTGAGCCTCCTGTGTTTGAGCAATACCACCTTGCTCCTCTAATTCAAAAACTGGTTGTACCAAAGCGAGAACAGATAAAGGGGTGTCCTGAGCGTCTTTTTCTCCTACCTTCATTGCTAATTCTTGTACTCTTCCCTCTAAAGGAATGTCATCACCTCTAACCTCATTCATTAGCTGAACATACTGGTCAGGGGATACCTTAGCGATACCTGCGTCTGACGGTTCGCTAACCGCGGTCATCATTTCTTCCTCCGCATCTAGTCCATCGGCAATACCCACAGCGTCAGCAGTCATTTCACCACCCTCAGCCATGTTTTTTAATCTATTTAAAAACATCAATTCCTCCTCTGGTATCATGTCGCCTTGAGGAGGAAGAGCGCCTTTTTCTTTCATTTCGTTTGAAATTTTAAAATTAGTAAACTCATTTAATAATGGAACTAAAGTACTAAAGTTTTCAGGCGTATTACCTTGTAACAACATTTCTAAAATATTTTGACCGTTAGGTATTTCGGTTATTAAAAAACGTCTAAATTCATCATCTAATAAAGCTTTTGTGTAAGAATTCATTGGTTCTTCTGTTGGCATTTCACCCTCTCTTACAACAGAGTTGGGATCAACCAACATTTCTCCACTTCTTACAACAGAATTGGGATCTAACATATTTAAAAAACTTTTTCTTTGATCAGGACTCAGTATTTCACCACTTCTTACAACAGAATTGGGATCTAACATATTTAAAAAACTTTTTCTTTGATCAGGACTCAGTATTTCACCACTTCTTACAACAGAATTGGGATCTAACATTTCTCCCATGGGAGAGCTGCCCTGTTGTCTTCTCACCATTTGAGGTCTAAACATTGGTCTTTGCATAACTACATTCATTAGAATAACCCTTGCATTCCTTTTAATCCGCTAAGTGCTCCGAGACCAGCCATTCCATATCCTATTGTCTGTTGTAAAGGAGATAAGCTGCCACCACCTCCAGCCGAGGCTACCTGAGGTATAGAAGGAGCATAACCAAACGCTGATCCTAAAAACCCTAACTCTGTAAACGGTTGCTGATATTGTGCTAACTGATTAGCATAATCAACATCGAAACCTTTTTGTGTTTGTTGTTGCTGTAAGTTTGCAAAGTCTAACATGGTACCTATGTCTACTAACCCTGCTTTTTGTACATCAAAACCAAGACCCGCTTGACCTGCACCTAAAGCACCAAATTGTGATCCTAAGCTACCAATACCACCCGCACTTGCACCTAAGCCTTGTGCACTAGCTAAATCTCTCGCATACTTTTGTTGTGTGGCATAGTTAAAAGCATCAGCCATTGAACGAGACCTTGCTCTTGCCTCATCTTCTGTCATTAAGGCTCTTTGCACACCTTCACGTCCACCGCCAAATGCACCTGCACCTACAGCATTAGCGTCTGCTTTAGTCCTAGCTATATTGTATGTTCTAGCAATTTCATCTTGAATCGTTTGTTGATAAGGATTCATATAAGATTGAAGATCTTCTAAAGTGGGAGCTTTACCAATACCTTTATATGCATCAGCAGCTTCCCCATACAAATCTTTAGCTTGACCTAGAGCACCAACACCCTCTGCCATAGTTCCAGCACCTGTATCAACATAATCCTGATAGGAACCAATTCCTTGAGTAAACTGATCTTGAGCTTTCGAATAAAGGTCGTTTAATTCAGCTAATTTTTGTTCAGGGACACCTTGGACATCACCCGCTTTAATATCATCAAGAAGAGCTTTGATACTATCTAAGTACCCTAAATATTTACCTTGAATTTCTTCTTCCATTATGCTCTCCCCACCATGCCCATACTTTGTTTAGATAAACTACCACCTTTTTCTAAACTTTTCATTAATTTATACATATTCTTTGCTCCCGCTTTCCGCGATCCGCCGCCCGCGTTTCTTACAGCTTGAGCAGTCATTACAAACTCTCCATCCGATAGCATTGCAGGAATGTCATCAGAAGTTCCCGTTCCAGCTCCTGCAATTTCACCGATACGCTTTGGATGTTCTTTTACTTTACCATCAGGGTGTTCTATTTTTTGTCCGCTATTGGCGATACCACCTGTTACCTCACCGCCGTCAGCGGCGTAGGAGAAAGTGAAATCTTCTCTCGCTTGTTCATCATATCCTGTTCCCCCTTCATCTGGCTCGCCTTGACGAAGGGCGAAAGGAAGTAGTGCACTGCCTGCCGCGTATAGCGGACCATACTTATAACCAAAACCTGTCTTCTCTGTTGGAGAGGGAAACTTATTTAAGAATGTAGAAAGCACCTCTGGATTGTTACTTGCTACAGCTTTATCTAAAGCGTTTTTATAGTAATCTTGATACGCTCCCGCTTGACCCATTGCCTCATCAAACTTTGTGGCGGCGGAAGTTAGTCTCTCTCCTCTTTGAGTAGGATCAAATGTTTGTCTTAAAAACGAATCCTCCCCTGTAACATATTTTTGCATAAAGCTTTGGTCTTGTCCTCCAGTGTCAGCTAAACCTAATTGTTGTTTGAAAGAGTCTCCATATTTTCCTCCACTAAGACTACTTGCAATTCCAGATGTTGCTGCTTGAAGAGCCATATTTTTTGCAACGTCAACTGGTTTTTGACCTGCGGCTAATCCAATACCTGCTCCTATTAATTGTTTTGTTAATGCAGGACTTAAAGATCCAATACCAGGAATAGGTAAAAAAGGTAAAACATAAGGAGCAATCGGAGCGACAGCTCTAGCAACACCTGTGACAGTGTCCTTAACATTTTGAAAGAAGTCACCGATCAGCGATCCGAGACCTAATTCATAAATTTGTGCGTACTCCTTTTCTTGCATTTTATTCCTTTACTCAGGGAGAGTGTGTGCCCCTGCAAATACATTGGGAGCTGTTACGTGAACATCTCTTCTAATATCTGCTTCTGTTGTGTCTGTATCTGGATTGTCAATATCTGCCTGACAATCCTCGTGTGAAGTATACTCTTGACCTGTTTTAGTGTTAGTGACAGTTGTCTCTACTTTTGCACTATACACAGGAATTTTTTCACCATTGATCACGTCATAACGCAAAATCTTTGGCTCATCTACAATCTTTGCCATACTCTATTTTTATAGATAGAAAGCTAGGAAATCAACAGGTTTATTGTTGTTGCTTGACTTCTAATACAGATATATCAGAGGTGAGATTTGTTGAAGACGCTTCAATTTTTAAAGAATCTCCACCCTCATACACAAAAGGTCCATTGAGTTGTTGAGTAGATCCATGAGCTACATCAATGTTGTTGATCTCTACGTCAGTAGAACCATTATTATGTGTTATTTTTGCATTAACAGTACCTGATCCTGAATCATTATGAAGAACTATCGTTTGAACTATGAAGGTAGAAACAGGTGTTGGAGGAGTTGCTGCCACATTTGCAACAGGAACTGTAAAAATTGTTATAGCTGCAGTGTTAGCTGCTTTTTGTGTAAACCTTTTAAATACGTCAGCCATCTATCTAAAAAACCACGCTCTTCTTGTGGACTCCTCTTGAGTGTCTTGTGTATATTGAGTGTTCAATTGTTGTATCATTTCCTCTAATTGTCGAATTAGTTCAGCAGACTGTTGAGCATCATACTCAGGTCTAGGGTCAGGAAATCTTTGTAGTATTAATTTTGCCATTATCTTCTACCATCGGGTTGAATATCAAAACGTTGTGTTCCTAATCTCCAAGCGGTGCCTGTTGTATTAGAGACAACGTTGACTGTGAATTCTCTACCTCTTCCTCGTAAGCTTACAAACTCTGTAGTATCAGTAAAGGTTGCTGTCTTAATGACACTTGTCGTATTGTTTGGATAATATTTGAATTCTAAATTCATATTTAAAGTGCCTTCTTGATTTTGAATATCAGGAATAAGTTTTTGTACAAAAAGAATATCATTACCATCACCTATTTCTACAGATCCTGATTTCACGAAAGCTGTCATGGCTTGACCGTCTGCGTTATTTCCTGTCTCATGTAAAAACATTTGAGTGGCACCATCAGTTAAACCAGAGATAACTTCATTGTTGGCCGTGGTCGTTGGTAAGTAGTCCGAGGCTACAGGGTTGTCATAAACTTCTCTATCAATCCAAGTTGTTCTATCTAGTGTTCCTGTCCACCAGGTTTGCTCTAAATAGTTGTAAGCCACTACTGCGTTAATTGTGTCAGATCCTGTTCTCGGATAGAACCATAATACTTCATTGTACTCACCGTTGTGACCTACAAAAGCGTTTTCTGATCCTGTTATATTAATATTGTCAAAAACAAATTGTTCCACGGTACACGGTAATTTTTTGACTGTACCATCAAACAGATAAAAAGAATCTTGCGACATCCAATAGGCAACACCGTTCAAATCAAGTCCTGCGTGACTACCAATGATTCCACAGTTTTGACCTAATTGTCGTAAACCAAAAGTAAAAGGAGGACCAATAAACTGCATTGAGTGTAATGATGTATCTGTCCATACAAGTATTTGACCTCTTGATCGCTCTGCTGCCACGATCCGTGATCCGTCAGCAATTCTTAATGAGCCAGCAGTATTTTCTGCTGTAGGTTGATACGTAGTAATATCTTCTTGATCCGAAAATCTTATAAGTAAATCATCTTGCGAACCTATATTTCCAATTGTGTTTTCTGTTCCCATAAAAAGTAAATGTCTATCAGGCGTTGAAACTAAACTTATTCTTGATGCGGTTGGTGCACCTGATATAGCAGCAGCTCTTGTGCTTACACCTGTTGATGTGTCCCACCTAAAGGCACCACCATTTAAAACTGTTGCAATTAAATCTTCTCCAAAATTGTCCAAGGACCACTGACGAGCTTCTAAGGTTACGTTCGAAACTGTTGAAGGTTCTCCCCAAGCTCCATCACCCCAACCATCTGTGCCCCAACCAAAAGCTGAAGTAGATATTTCAGGTCCAATTGATATCTGATATTTAGCATTGCCTGATCCACCACCACTTGCTGTTGATCCTGAAGCAGCAGCGGTTGTTGTTACAACATAAGCATTGTTATTAGCTACTGATGTAACTTCAAATTCTTTATTCATATCCAAGCCATCAATAGCTGAGAAAGAATCAAAAGTAACAAAGTCACCTTTCGTTGCTCCATGTGCAGTATCGGTTACTACTACTGAGGTTGTTGCGTTTGTAGTAAAGGGATTAGTTAAAGCTTGTGTTTCTCTAATAGGGGTAATGTCATAAGCTAATCCTTCTTCTATAACATAAAGCTTTCTATCAGTGCCAATAGCATTGTATCTCGTACCATCTAATGCTACCCAAGCATGTTGATCACGAGCCACACCCACCAAAGTCGTGGAGATAAACTTCTCCCATCCTTTAATTTTCTGTGGTAATCCTTGAAAAAAACGTACGTTATCCCCATCTGTCCACTTGCCTTCGCCTGTGTAGTCGGTGACTTCTTTATTGATACCGGGTGCTGGTCTAAAATTTACTAATGGCATGACGCCAATATATATAAATTACTCTTTTTTAGCAACTAAAGACCCAACATGACCTTTAAATGCTCTATTACCAAAGTGAGTTAAAGGCATAGCTAAGTCAGCCCAGATTTCACCACCACACTCTTGCCATAGACGAGAGAAGTAGTAATCTTCGGATAGATATCTTATTTGTGGTTGACCTTCTTTAGTCTTAGTTTTGTAGGGTCCAACAGCGAATAAATCGTAACAATTATCAGACTTATAAGATCCACCATTAACAATTTGATCAGACTCATACTTTCTTTCAGGAAACTTCTTCATCATAGTTCTAAATACTTCTCTTTTCACAAGCATCATACCTGTGGCTGCTTCTTGCACTGGAAAAAAACCTCCCTCACCTTTTAAATTTAGAGGGTCATCAAAATTTACATTGTATCCTAAAGCCCTAGCTTCAATATCATCAGGAGTAGCATTTGGATTTTCTTCTAAAATGTCTTTAATCTTTTCAAGATATAAATGTTTTCTAGGATAAATTCCACAAGCTACATCTTTATCTATACAAAGTAATCTTTGAATATTTTGCCATGTAAAACCTATATCAGCATCTATAAATAAAAGATGTGTAGCAACAAAATCTTGTTGATCCATCATCATAGAGACTATGGTATTTCTAGCACGAGTAATTAAACTTTCATTACCCATTGTTTGTATTCTCATTGCAACATTGTTAGCTTGAGTCCAAGACTGTAACTCCAACAAGCCATGTAAAGTCGATTCAGTAAGCATACCGCCATACATTGGCATTCCTAAAAATATTTTAAAGTTTTGATCTTTAATTTCTTCTGGTTTAATCATTTTTTCTCCTTTATTTTTATTACTCTAAAAGCAAGTTGAATGCTATAGATATTCTTGTGTGTTCTTTTTGATTACAAGGTTCTACATAATGAGGTTCTAGTCCATCAAAAAAAATTATGTCTTGATTACTTGGTACAAATTTAAACAAATGTTTTTGTATATATGGAATATGATTTGTAAAAACAATAGGAGATTCATTGCAACAAATTTTGTGATAATAAACAGCCGACACTGCGTTCATGGAATGCATATGAGTTTCGTTATAATCACTACCTTTATTTATATTTAACCAAAATCCACCAAGTCTGAAATTTTTGTCTTGTAATAAAGGTGTGTGTTTTGCAGTATTAAATACAAAGGTTAATAACTCATCAAAGCCAAAATTAATAAAATTACTTTGATATCCTCCAATATTAGTTTCTTTTCTTCCTTTATCAAATTCAGCTAAATGATTAATTTGTTTATCTAGAGAATTCAAATCACCTGTGTACTTGGTTTTGTACAAAGATCTTTTTTGAAATATTACTTCTTCCATTATTTATATTCTTTTTTAAACCAAAATTTTCTTTTATAATTGTCAAGGAATTCGTAGAAAAATTTTCTAGCAGATTTAGTTTCTCTTTTAGTATGTTCAGAAAGTCCAATATGCTCAACTGACATCTGCCATGAATTTCTTTTAAAAGGTATTACTAAAACCATAGGACTAGCTCTTTTTATTGTAAATTGTTTTAGAGAATCATTTGTCCAATAGAAAGGAAAATGAACGTGATTTGGATATATATCTGTATCAACAATTCCATCAATAATTTTAAAAGGAAAGTTTCTATTAAAAGGTTGAGTAAAAATGCAACTATAACCAGGAGGAGTAATTATTTTCCAAGGATTAGTAAATTTAAAAACAGCCTCAACAGTTCTTTTGTTGTGTCTTAATTCTTGATCAACCTGAGAATTGGCATGCAATCCTACACTTATATAATGTTTATCAATAGACGTAACATTTTTAGGTAAAGTAAACTCTGCCGCTTTTTCGTCTTCATTATATATGTAGTGAATATCGCTCGCAAAAGGAATTATATATCCTGTTGTTAAGGCATCTAAAAAAGGAACACATCTCTTAACCGTTCCTTGAGTGGGATTTCCACCTGTTGATCTTTCCATTTTTTTAAATCCATCTGGTATAAAAAGTTTCGAAGGAGAGGGTGAGGGTATTTCTTTTATAGGACTTATAAATTTAATATCTAAGGACATTTAGATTATTTAATAGAAACTAAACTTTCTTTCTTATCACATTTATATTCTTTAAAATCACCTTCTTGATCAACATAATGCAAAAATACCGTTATGAAGTGGTCATGAGTGCATATTTCTCTCCAATGAATTTTATCCATACCTTTAAATATTAATGCATTATTAGGTAACATGAGAAATTTGTGATCAATTCGATATCTTCTGTATTCTTCTTGTTCGTTATAATATTTATAATCTGAAGTTTCATCTTCTTCTCCAACAAATATCTCATAAGGCTTATCAACAGGATCTGCTCCTAGACATAAAGCCACTGTATATTCACAAGAAGGTCTATCCTTATGAACTTTTAAATCTGAACCTTTATCATAAATACGAAAATAAGAGTAAGTAGGCCAAAGTTTTTTGCCCACATTTTTTTCAATAACAGGAGTAGACATATCCAAAAGAGTTTCCATGACATTATTACCATAGACACCTATAAGACTATTTGTTTGTGTGTCTGTTTCAAAATTTCTATGTTTAGAAAAGTTTAATACACAATATGAATTTAAAAAGGTTAAAATTTGTTTTGGTAAAAATTCTTTTATGAATAAAGGTTCCATCTTTATACTACCCAACCTATTAAAGCATATCGAGTTCCGCTTTGAATTTTATTTACTTTATGAGGAAACATAAAAGAAGAGGGAAAAGCTATTACGTCTCCAATGTTTTGTGTATATTGTACTTCTTGTCCATTAAAATTGAAAACAAATTCTCCACCAGTGTAATCATTGTTCAAAGCTATTGATATTGATAACTGTCTTTCACTACATGTGTGTCCCATATCCGTGTGAAAATCATAACCTGCTTTAAATTCATTATACTCATATTTTAACATATCTAATTGAGTTATTTTATTAATACTAAAAAATTTATGATTTTTTTGATAAATATTACAAATTTCAAAAATCTTACCCATCACATAATTGGTAACTAATTTTTGTCCAAAAGACTTTGTAGACAAAATATCTTTTGTCGTACAATTTCTTACATTCTTATTCATCCCAGATACTGTGGCAGCATCTTCTGCTCCGTGATCAAAATAATCAATTATTTTTTTACAGTGTTGTTTTGGTATAAACTTGCTTATTGATAATACGTGTTCTTTGAACATTATTTTTTACAGAAAAACTTTAGTAAGTAATGCTGTGTGCAGTCAGATACTCATCTCTTTTTGTATTTGCGGTTGTTGTAGAACTCGCTTGAACATCCGCATCATCTGATTTCATAGAGGTATTAAACGATTCATTCCAAACATTTTGTGCTTCAACTCTTATAACAACGTTTGTTGCCCATTGAGGTAGAGAAGATATAGATTCATTTTCCCTATTATCTATATACTCTATTTCTCCAGTATTAGTCTTAGCATTCCATTGTAAAGCATGGATATTGGCATCAATCTCCGTATGAGAACGAAAGTTTAAATGAGTTTCGTTATCAATAATAACGTCAGATTCAGTATTACCTGTTCCAATTCTTGGTCCATCTCCATCTAATGATCCAGCCGCATCAAAAATAATAGTTAATCTACTATTTACTGTTGTGTTGTTTACTGTTGTTGCCATCTTTTTTTACCTTTTTACCTTTCTTTACTTTTACCTTATTATTACTTAGTTGTAAAATAGTTTTATCCTCCAAAGAGGAGTCTTTTTTATCAATAGCCTCCTGATGATTACCTATCAATTCAAATATAGAAGTAGCGGTTGCCATTGCTTTTTTTGCATCACCGCTTTGAGCTAAAACCTTAGTCATTATGTTATTTGATTGAACCATTTCATTTCTAAAAGACTCTGTAGCAGCCTTTGTGCCCATAATTTGTTGTGAGTTTTCTACCAATAATAACGGAATCCAAGCTATGGAACATCCCCATTCTTGAACATCTAATCCTGTTTGAGGGTGCTTACCTTGAAGCATATTATACCAAACACATTGATGCTTAATACATTTCTTATTTAAAAGAGGACATTTACCGTCAGGATCAAATATTGGCATTTTTTAAACTTTTAAAATTATAGTTAAAGATAAAATTTGTTGCAAGTCTAATCGGAGACTCGTCAGATTTAATTTGTTCAACGTGATGAAAAAATACTGAAGGAAAAATTATGGCTCTCCCTGGAACATAATCTATTAACTCGTTCTCTATAACAATTCCCCCTCCCCAATCTTTTTCCCAAAAAGGATTATTAAAAAATAATATAGTAGTATCATCAATGTGATCAGTGTCCCTATGATTTGATCCTACATTTCCTTTATACTTTGCTCCTAAATGTATTCTTCTAGGTAGTGGTTGATCCTCTAAAACGTTGCTTTTAAAGTTCGACAATATTTGTTGATATAAATAAATATTAAATCCATATAAAAAACTGTTATTTGATTGTTGATAATTATCTGAAAGAATTAAACCTCCAAATCCTTTATCTTCATTCTTTTGAGATTTTCTATTTAATTGCCAACCATAGGTAGATAAACTCTCATTATATAAAAATTTTAATGATGGTTTTTTTAGAACGTTATCTAATATTTGATACAAAAAATTAGTCTTTAGCGGCTACAATTACGTTTGCATATTTTATGTTCATCGCAGGAACAGAGATAGTACCGCCTAGAGAAGAACTAGATACACTAAATGGGTGAGAGTGAGATCCACCGCCACCTGCATCTGCAACGTTACGTAAATTATTATTTGTATCGTACTCAACTTGATTATCTTGAGTGGCACTAGGTGATGCTGCGGTAGTAAGAAAAGGTTGTTGAGGTCTTACAGGAGGATTATTTGCCATATTTACCATACCATGTTTGTGACTAGATATCTCAGGTGTCGATAAGGTATGACCTCCAACTGATCCTGAAACAGAAACTGTTGCGGAACTTGTATCAGCATTTTTAGTTGATACAAAAGTTGTTTGAAAAGTATCACTACCACCTGTGCCTGCACCTGAACCTGTAGTCACACGAAAAGCAGCATCACTTAATGCAGTAGCGGTATCTTGTGTCCAACCTGTTGGAGCTGAGGCTTGATAGAAAACCATTTTAGTTCCTGAAGCAAAAGGTTCAACTCCTGTTAAACCAGCACCACTACCTGTAAATAAAGTAGCCTGAACTTGTCCATTACTTCTAAGTGTGATGTTACCACCACCTGCAGTTAAATTTTGACCAGAAGCAACTGTGGCTCCTGCATCAAAAGTTGCAACACCTTTAAAAGCTGTTGTTCCTAATTTGTCAACTGCATTATAAATTTTAAAATTAGCTGTACCCTCACAATAAACATGTGAGTATGCTCCTTGTGTTATAACAAAACCATTTGCTGTATGACCTGTTGCAGCTATGGTAAGAGTTTGAGAACCTGATGTATTATTAAAGAAAACATAATCGCTTTCAACGGCAGGAATAAATACTACGATATCTCCCGTTAAGGCTCCTGTGAGTTCAATTACTTTATTCGCTGATTCAGCGGTTGGATCTGCATCAGCAGTTGAAAGAGTAATATTAGCAGAACCTGCAACAGATTTAGCTAAATAACCACCACCAAAGGCATCTAAAACATCCAAATTATTATTGGTATTTGTACCCCAGGTATTGGCGTTAGCCCCTGTTTCCATCTTTTCTAATTTGAATCTACTTGTATATGTACTTGCCATGTTTAAACCTCTCTAAAATATATCTTTTTTTGTTATTCAAGCAACACTTTTTATGCTGCGTCTACCCCTGTCCAAGTATTACTTGCACCTGTTACTACATTTGCCCAAGGTGTGGCAAACGGATTTCCTGTGACTATCGATAAGTCAAGTCCTGTTAAGTTAACAATAGCTCCACCTGTAGCTGTTGCTGTTCCTGCAGCAAAACTCATGGCAACTGTGGAAACACTTACAATTACACCAGTTCCTACCTCTACTGTTTCCGTACCTAAAGCAGAGGTCATTGAAACTCCTGTAGGTTGTACAAGAGCATCTGCCTCTGCCACAGCAGTTCCAAGTGCAGAAGTCATAGTGACTGGAACAGGATCTACTTGTGTAAATATTTCAATAGTAGGAGTTCCAATAGCAAAGTCTAATTGATCGGAAGGTGCAATAACTGCAACACTTCCCTCACCAGAAACAGTCGCTCCTGATAAAGCTACACTTACTAATTGACTATCTAAAGTAACAAGAGATGTTCCTGTTTCAGTTGTATCACCTAGAGCACTTGTCATCTCTAAGCCTGTTACAGAAACTATGACACCTGAACCTACTTCAACTGTAGAAGTGCCTAAGTCCGTGGACATCGCCACACCTGTGACGCTAACCTCTTGAGTTATATTTTCATTCCATGCGAAAGAACCCCAAGTATTTCTTCCCCAACCTGCATCAACGGTTCCGTCTGCTACTTCAGTGCCTAAACCAAATGATGTGGATAAACTTCCGAGAACGACACCTGCGCCTTCTTCAATTGCTAATGCTCCAGAGAGTTGTGTTTCGAATGAAACACCTGTAGGAAACGTGACATTTTCAGGTTCACCTACTGCAGTGCCTAACGCACTGGTCATAGATAAAGTTGAAACGGCTACTAATGCATCTGCAACAACAGACTCAGTTCCTAATGCTGTTGTAGTCGATAACCCAGTAACAGATACCGTGATCGAGCTTTGTTGGCCAAATGCCCCTTCGCCCCAATTATTTTCACCCCAAGCATCTGCCATGGTAATGCTCCTCTAAATTAAGATAATCTTAATATAGCACTTGAAGCATCATTAGTTGGGAATGCGATTGTGAATGTACCGTTTGTTGATGTTTTTACTGCACCGAAATCAAGAACACAAATAGCTGCGTTTGTATTAGCTGATGATCTATTATAGATCAAAGCTGCTTGAGCAGATATTGTTGCTGATGTAAAACTTGCGTTTGCAAAATCAACAAATGCTGTAGAAGCTGTTGCGCTAGTTGCTGTTAAGCCGATAGTTGGACTTGTTAAAGTTATACCACCTGCTGCGTATGTTCCTGAATTACCTACTTCGTTTGTTGCGGAATAGGCTGTTGTGTTTCCATTTAAAGTTACAGAGTTTGTGTACAGAGCGAGATTGATTGTATCGTTATCAATATCATGATCGCCTGCTAACAGTTCTTTTTTAAATGAAGCACAGACTGCTTGATTTATTGTCATTTTTTAGTTACTCCCTTATGGTGTTAGCGATTTCATCGGAATTCGTAACACACCATTTTGATACTCATCCCTACGTTTACGACCCATTTGCTCTTGTGCAAAATCTTGCAGAGCTACTTGGTACTTACTTTCGTATAATTGCATATCTTGTGGGTTTTTCAAGTAAGAAAAAGCCTCCGATAAAGTTCCAAATAATAAAACTTCAGGAGCGTTATTAGACAAAAATGTTGTGGTGGAGGTTGTTCCTGAACCATTCCCTAATCTTTCGGCTGTTTCATCATACCACATCTCCACTGTATAAGCTACATTTGGAGTAGGAGCTACAATCAAGGTTGTTGCGTCCCAATTACCCCAATACTTGGGTTGCCCTGTAAAATTTGTATCTGTCGTGGATCTTTCTACCGAATATTCGTCCATAAAAGTGGCATCTCTTTGCTCTAACCAAGTTCTTGTTCCATCATCAGCTACGATTTGTAATGCTCTAGCAAATCTAAACCCACCTTCTGGACCACTAACATCTAGAAAAGCATTATTGGCTTCAAAGGTTGTAGTGGCATATCTTCTTTGATCATCAGAATCTAATTGTCTAGCTACTTTATTTTCTATGTTAGTTAAAAAAACATTAATCACAGAATTAGACAGCACATCACTTGTTACTTCTGTGTAATTTCTTACATTATCTAAAAGTTCTGAATAATTCATGATATCTCCACTGTCACTTTACCAACACTTGAACCAATAATCAATGCTCTACTTGGTTTAGACGGTTGCATTCCATTTGATTCAAAAGATGAGTCTCCTGAAGCTCCAACAAAAACAGTCATAGGTTCTTGTCTCGCTGGTCTAGTCCAAGGTAAAGCTTGTGCATCAGCACTATGAAAAGAAGGGTCTAATTGAGGGTGCTTAGTTTCAAAACACTCAGGACATGTCATCAAACCGTTCCACTCTTCTTGTAATTGAGCAAACTTATATTGTTGACCACATCTATCACAAAGAGCAACAGCATATTTACCTGTAGCAAAGGTAGCCATGTTATGAACCGTTTATGAAATAGTTTTGAGGAACTAAATGAACAGATGCTCTTTGTCCGTCTTCGGTGAGAGCTCTCTGTAATTCATCTTCATAATATAATTTTAAAGATTGAGTCATTTGAGGGTTTTTCTTTTGCGATAAATAAAAAGCTAAACCTGAAACCATGCAAGGAAGAAATCTAAAAGGAGCGTCAGGCTGATTTGTATAAGCTCCAGCGTCTTGTATCCTACCTATGTAGTTATAATTAATTTGAGTATCTGTTGTATTAGGTGTTTGATAAAGATTAATTTGAACGTTAGACAAATTTCTCTCGACATAATATTGAGTAGGTTGACCTTGAGAAAATTTGTTAGGAATCGCTTGATACTCTGATCGTGATATTTTAGTCATAGTAGTGTCAGTTGTTGTGCCACTTGATATTTGTCTAAAAGTCATTTCTAAAACATCACTTGCATCACTTGGAGCAGTATAGGTAGTTGTGCCTGCTGTTAAATTAGCAGTTTCATTTTCTACTTTCCATAAATGAATACCTCTGTTCATCCACTCTTGAAAAAGAATATTTAAACTTCTTCTAGCTGATTTTAAATCATAGCCTGAACGTGTTTCAACGCCACATCTTTCGTAAGCGTCTTCTACAACGTCATCTATATCTAAATTAAAAGTAGTTGTACCAGAGGTAGCCATATTATTTTTTCATCATTCCGCCGCCACGCTTTTTCATCATTCCGCCACCACGTTTTTTAACGACAGATTTTTTCTTTGCTGGACCACCATCCATCATTCCCATGGCCATTGCTTTTCTTGGTGAAACATTTCCACCCATACTCATTTTCTTCATCATGCCACCGCCACGCTTTTTGGCCATGCCACCTTTTTTCATTACTTGTTTCTTTTTTGCCATCATGACTTTACTCCTTTTTTAAAAAGTTTTTCGTACGTATTTTGCCTTTCAGCTACTACTTCATCGTAGTATTCCTTAGGCCATTTCTTATAATAGCCTATCTTATGTAGTTTGCAACTTGCATCATACAGTTGTTTAAATTTTTGTATAAGCATCATAGAATATTCTAAGTCACCATGTTTTACAGGTTCCTCAGTGGGGTCACAAAGAAAAGCTTCACTATCAGGATCAGCAGGTGTTTCAGGATGAAATCCCATAAAGTACACATCTCTTCTGTTATAGGTTTTATTATAAAAATCTATTTTTTCTTGAAATTGTTCAGGATTATATTGTTCAAAAAAAGGGTCGCAGTAAATTATAATATCATGTTCTTTTTTATTCCAAGACTTAATGACAGAAGTTAAGTGTTTTTCATATTTAGACTTATCCATGCGAACTTCAATTCGCACTTTTTTATCTTTTCTCCATTTAGCAGCGAAAGGACACGCTGGAAAACCTATATGTTTATTCATTGGTTCCAAGACAGTCTTGGACCAATTAACTACATCAAGCTTTATTTTTTCTGCTTGTTTTTTTCTTGACAAAAGTTTTCACATTAGTTGGTTTACCACCAACTCCTTGAGCCACTGCTCTTTTTCTTGACACTGCTGATTTTCTTTCTCCCTTTGACATACTTGTGGCTTTTGACTTAGGAACACATTTTGGATACTTTCTTTTAGCATCTTTCTTTTGTTTCGATCTACCACACTTGGCAAATCCTCCTCCTTTTTTTGGAGAACCTATATCAACCCATTCTTGAGAAAACCACTTTTTTAAGCCAGATTTAGCCATTACATTTTTTGAGTTACTTTTCTTTTATTTTCCATGATCATTCCACATCCTTTAGCTATTCCACCTTGATCATAATTAGATATCTTTTTTCTTTGTTGAGAAATTGAACCACCTTTTGCCATTGGCTTAGGTCCTTTAAAATCTTTTCTTTTTTTACCACTAGGGTCTTTTATTTTACCAGCACAAATTTTAGAAGCATACGCATTTGCATACGCTGAAGGATAAACGTCAAACTTTCTCTTTGCGGCTTCTTTTCCTCTTTTACATAATTTAGTCATTTTTATTGTTCTCTTCTATTTCAAGTCCACATATACATTCGTAATCTTCATTACACTTACACATCTATTTTACTATTCCACCTTTTTTCTTAAAGCCCATTTTATTCCTTACTTTTTTAGGTAATTTTTTAAGACCTTTATTTTTTGATGGTATTGGTTTTAGTTTTTTATTCATTTTCTTATCTCCTGTAGATACTTCCTTTTGCATTTGTGCTCGTGATATGACCACTAAAACTCACT